AGCCAATATTAGAAGAAGAGCTACAATCTAAAATCAAATAAATACTAACTTAATATATTATATAATATGCCTTGCGAACAATGTGAAAACGGAAAATACAAATGGGGAAAAACAGGAAGCTGTACTTATGACACAGTAGCTGAATGTGAAGAAGCCAATAAAGACTATTACGAAAAGACTACATCTATTGTAGAATTAGTAATTTCAGACGATAGTCAAGAATTAGCTATTGATGCAATCAGTTTAGTAACTTCACCTGCAATAGAACAAGACTTTGTTTACTTTGGAAAAGAAAAGAATAACTTAACATTTGCTAAGGTAGATGAAGAAAAAAGAATGTTAGTTAGTCCTGCTCTAATCCCTAACAAGCAAATATTCAGACACAATCCTAATACAGATAGCGACTACTATGTTTACTTTAGTCCTGATACAGTTAGAAAAGCATCTGAATTATATTTAAAACATAACAATCATCATAAAGCTACATACCAACACCAAGATAGAGTTTCAGGTGTTCTAACGGTTGAAAGTTGGATCAAGGAAGGTGATATGGATAAGTCTAAGTTATACGGCTATGACTTACCTAACGGCACTTGGTTCGTTAAAATGAAGATAGAGAATGACGAGCTTTGGAATAAAATCAAAGATGGTGAATTAAAAGGACTTTCAATTGAAGGCTACTTTACGGATAAGATGGAACAAATGTCAGAAAAAGCACCTACAAATGAGGAAATTCTTTCAGCGTTAAATGAAATAATTAAGCAAAATCAAACAAAGTAATAGTTTATCTATTATATATTACAAACACTAATAAAATCAAAAAGAAATTATGGACATTAAAGAACAAATCTTAGTAGCTCTAGGTCTTAACAAAGAAGAAACAATTAAGTTAGAGTGGCAAGCAAAATCAGAAGATGGAACTATTTTTGTTTCAACAGCTGAAGAATTAGAAGCAGGTGTGGACATCTCAGTATTAACTGAAGACGGAACTACAATTTTATTACCTGTTGGAACTTACAAGACTGACACAGGAGTATCTTTTAGAGTTGAAGAAGAAGGTATTGTTGCTGAAGTTATTGAAAGTGAAACTGAAGAAGTAGATACAGTTGAAGAAGAAGATTTATCAGTTGAAGTAAAAGAAGAAGAATTAGCTGAAGAAGATGAAAAAGAAGACTATGAAGAAGAAGCTGATGTAGCTGATTGGAAAGGTATGGAGACAAGAATTGAAAACTTAGAAATTGCTGTAGCTAAACTTAAAGAAGCTAAGGTTGGGGGTGATGATGAAGTTGAAGAAATGTCTGAAGAAACAGTTGAGCCTTCTACAAATCCTAAGTCTATTAAAACTACAGAAGTAGTTGAATTTTCAGCAGAAGAAGAATTGGCTAAGTTAAAAGAAGAAAACGAAAAACTAAAGACTGAGTTGGCTTCACAACCTGCTTCAGCTCCTTTAGATGTAAATAAATTCAGCTCAGACAGAAAGCCTGTATCAAGAGCAGAATACAAAAAAATGACAAGAAGAGAGAAATTCTTACACGATTTAAATAAATAATATTAATTAAAAAAAAACAAAAAAATGGCGTTTACTACAACATCAAACTTTTCAGGCAAAGCAGCAGGATTTTACATCTCAGCAGCACTGAAACAAGCAAACTCGTTAGACTATCTTACAATGATAGAAAACGTGAAATTTAAAAGTAACATACAGAGAATGGCAGGCACAGGAGCTTTAGTTGTTGATGCATCTTGCGACTTTACTTCATCAGGAACTCTTGCGCTCAGCGAAAAGGTCTTAGAGCCTCGTAATCAACAAGTTAACTTGGAATTATGTAAAAAAACTTTACTAGACAGTTGGGAAGCTTTAGAAATGAGAGCAGGAGCAGGAGCACCACCACCTGCATCTTTTGATGACTATGTAATTTCTTATATGGGAGAAATCATAGCAGAAGCAACTGAAAATAGCATTTGGAATGGAGCAGGAGCAACAGGAGACTTTCAAGGTTTCTTAAATACTAATGGTTACTTAATGCCAACAGGTACTAATGCTGATGCAACAGTTACTCAATCTTCAGCTTCAGGAGCTTATACAGCAGCTAACATTATTGCTAACTTACAAACTTTAACTGCTGACATGGCTGCTAATGTTTCAGCTATCTTAAGAAAAGAAGACCTTCACATATATATGTCACCTAAAACTTATGCTTTCTATATTTCAGCAGTATCTACTTTAGGATATGTAAATGCTTACAATATGAACGGAGACTATGCACCTGTATTTGAAGGGTACAAAATCGCTGTTTGTAATGGAATGTTAGATAATCAATTAATTGCAGCTCAGAAGTCTAATTTATATTTTGGGACTGATTTGCTAAGCGATAGTACGAGGATAGATTTAATCGATATGGCGTTTACAGGTTCGGACAACATGAGACTTGTTTGTCGTTACTCTGCAGGCGTTCAGTCAGGAGTTGGAGCTGATATCGTAAGACAATCATAATAAAATAAATAATACGGAAGGAGGGGGTAAAACCCTTCCTCCCTTAACCTAAAAAATAAAATAACATGGCTTGTACAGCACTAACAAAAGGTAGGGGACTTGACTGTAATCGTATATCAGGAGGAGTAAAGAAAATATTCTTTTCTGTATTTGATGAAGATGTATCTTACACTTATGACGCAACTAACAAATTAGAAATTGACGCAATTGATTGGAATAGTACGACTATTTATGAATATGTTATGCCTTTAGGTGTAGCTTCAGTTACCGATACTATTACAGGTAGTAGAGAGAATGGAACAATTTTCTACACTCCTACTGTAAATATTATGCTTAACAAACTTACTAAAGAAGACCAAAACGAAATTAAGCTTTTAGGAAAATCTAAAGTAAGAATTTTTGCACAATTAAATCAACAATTAGCTAACGGACATGATGTGTTTATTGCATTAGGAATGGCTAATGGATTAGAACTTAATGCAGGTACTATGGATAGTGGTGCTGCATTTGGAGATAGAAATGGTTACACACTAACATTTGACGGCTTAGAAGCTTTGCCTTTCGCTTTCTTAGAAGATTATACTACAGCACCTTGGGATCAAAGTGGCTTTATTAATGAAGCAGGAACTTTCCCTACTACAGCTTAATCTTAGTAGTTTTCTTATATATTTCTTGATTAGGGTGGGCTTAGGCTCACCTTTTTCTTTTTATTACTAACTGAATACAAATAAATTCATAGTTTTTCTATTATATAACAGACAAGCTAACTATGATACAAGCAACAACAGAAACAGCATTTAATATATATGTTCAAACTGAGGACAATCGTATAGATACGTCTTTAGCTACTACTCAAATAAGGCACTTAGTTAAATTCACTAACGACTTAGATAAGTCTGTTCATTATGCTTATGGTGCTACTGAAACGATTAAAGATAGGTTCACTCAGATAAATTTGACTTATGATACTACTCCTGATATTTATTTAGGGAAAACAAAGTTATTTCCTTCAGGATATTGGAAGTATGAAGTTTATGAAATTTCTTGGATAGGAAATGTAGCTGTTCAATTAGGTCGTGCTCCTGCAACTGAAGATGATGTTTTACTTCCTAAATCAGATGACAAAGGAATAGTACAGGGATTAGTTACTAAGGGAAAAATGTATCTAGCAGAAAAAGATGGAACACAGCAAGTTCAATACACGCAAAGAGAAGCACCAACAGAAACAAATTACATATATTACGGACAATAAAATAAAAAAAAATGGCAATAGAAAACGTACAACAATTATTAACTGAGCAACTAGGAAAACATAGATGTGATGTTATAACTACAACAGCAATGACAAGTAAAGACTATTATGCAATTCACTTTGTTACTGAAAGTGTAATAGCTTCAATAGCTGCATCTAATATTCAAACAGGAACAGGTTCAGCAGCAGCAAGTCTTCATACGACTATACCTGCCGGAACAACTTTATTTCTTCAATGTACAGCTATCACTTTGACTAGTGGATTAGCTATTTGTTATTACGATCAAGTTATATAATGAAAGCTTTAAAACTAGGACAAATGCTAGGTGGTTCTAATGCACCTAGTGCAGCAGGATTTGATAATTTATATTCAATAGATTTTGATGGTGTAGATGATTATTTGACAATGGGAACACCATCAGCAGCAATTATAACAGGGGATGTTACTGTAAGTGTTTGGGCAAAAATAGATAATTTTGTTGATAACGCAAGTATCATATCAATGTCAGGCAGTACTGAAAGCGCAGCAGATAATTTTTTGTACCGTATAACAACTGATGGGGGTACAGGAAATCACGATATAAAAGTAGGACATGAATATGCATCAGGAAGAAATCAATTTTTCACTTTTAACACCAACCTATCTCTTGATACTTGGTATCATTTAGTTGTTGTAAGGGATGCAACTGAAAAAACTTGGGAATTGTATGTAGATGCCGTCTATATTGGTAAATATGATTTTACAAGCAATGCGACAGGTGGTACTTCAGCAACACTTAATGTTGGAGTGCAGGGTAGTTATTATTTTGATGGCAATATTGATGAAGTTGCAATATTTGATACAGACTTGTCATTAGCAGAAGTGTCTGCAATATATAATAGTGGAGTTCCTACAGATTTATCAGGGGAAAGTAACTTGGTAGGATATTGGAGAAATGGAGATACAGCAGGACCGATAGTATACCCAACAATAGAAGACCAAAGTTCAAACAGTAATGATGGAACTATGACAAATATGGCTTCAGGAGATATAGTAACAGATGTACCTTAAAAGACAATAATATGATATATGTAATTTACGATATGGCAAATGTAGCAACT